CTTAGGATTTTCGGACATCAGTATTTATCAGTATTATCTGGTAAAAGAGCAGGGATTTGATGATAATGGACGTCCTATCATTAAAAAGAAAACGCAGATCAATACTGCGACAGGAAAAGAAGAAGAAGTTTACGATTATGAATCTATGCACAGTGTTTATTTCCAGAAAGTGGATATCACCGAGACAAATATCAAAGAGGCATTAAGTGATAAGAACAACCGTGTAGAATACAGTGAAGTCACTTATTACGACCCCTTCTGGTGGGAAGATGATGAACTTCACACAGAGATTTGGGATCGTGCTTATAATTATCAGGAAACGAAATACCTCGGTGCTACAATTCCTTACAGAATTACTGAATTGGTATTTCAGTGCATTATTTTAATGCGGATGATCATCGATCAATCTGAAAAACTTGGAGAGGATTTAACAGTCAACGTAAATAAGATTACGAATACTCCAATCACGTTGAAAGATGCGGTGATTTTATTCTTCGCTCTTGTATCAAAGAAGTTTGGAGTAAGTGGTCAGATTATGACAACTCCAAGTAAGATCATCCATATCCTGGAAACAACCGACCAGGAAATCAATCGTGAGAATGAGCATATTGAAGTTTTAAGCTTCAATTTTGATGCCTTCACACCAGAACGAATTGAAGAGACAAAAGCAATTTTGGCTCCTTATTTATCCCATCGTGAATATAAGATCGTAAATGGTCACGATGTGGATTTGAAAGCAGATGGTACACAGGATACAACAGCTCCCACTCATCTGGTTTCTTATACAACAAATGAAGATGACTTAAATGAATTCTTCGATTATATTACACAGCTTACGATTCCGGATACAACAGCAGAAGAGAAACGAGAAGCACTCAATAATGCATTTACAAATATTGAAGCACTCTATCTTTTCTTATCTTACCAGATGTCAAATACTCAGGATTTAAGTGAGTATTATGCTATCCGGAAGTTTTATGAGACAGCTTTCTATAGTACGGAAAGCTCAAAGATGTTCGAAGTAGAAACAGAGGAAGGTGTTAGACCTGCTGAAACCTTTGAAGAATACTTCTTATATACGAACTCTGATATCTACAACTTCTTACAGGAATTAGATTCAGAAGATACTGATACTATCTATTCTTATATTGATCATGTCATTTATAAGATGGAAGAAGTTGTTGATGATGTTGGATATCTCTATCTTTTAAATGATGGAGAATCCCCACTTACAGAGTTATTACAAATCATGATTAAGTTCTTCAAATCTTATGTAATGGACTTCGTTGATATGTCATCTCTTATGATCATTGATTGGGAGATGGAAAACACCATACGATTCTTTTCAGAAGCAAACCACATCCATAAAGTGGATGAGCTCACAGAAGAATTCGGACAGGGCTTTTTGGATACGTTAAATAGCCTTATGGTTCATTATAACGTGGAAGACGAACTTAAATTAGAGGAATACTTAAAGATCCATGCAACTGCGCATGTAGAAGATTCCTTTGATATTTACGATTTAAAAGAAGGCATTCGTATTGCAAAAGTAAATGCAGTAAACGAAGCCTTTGATGCATATGACGTGGTGGATGGAATTACGGGGACAATACGGATAAGTAGTGATCTTAACTTCACAGACACTTGCGTAAAGAAAATAAAGGAGGATGATACAGATGTCCAAAATTAGAAATATACGCGACGCCATTAATCCTTATGACGAGATAAAACCTGGATTATGGGCGGATACAGAAATTATCGCTGGTTATGGTTATCACCATTCCAACGATCGCTTTGCTCTATCCTATTTGGATGAGCCAATCTTTGCTCCACAGAGAAACACAGTTCCAATCTCTGGTGTACAGAGCATTCTTGAGATGCTCTTCGGTGTAAGTGGTCCGATTGTAATGGATACACTTTATTCCAAGCATGGAATCGGTTTACCGGATGAGTCAACTGTTCCTTCATTCCTTGTTCCGACGAATCAGGATATCGAGGGTGGAGCTACCAGCCGTTCTGCAATTTATCAGGTTGGTCATTTATGCCAGCTTGTTGGTGTCGGTATTACCGGTACCGCAGAGAACAACATCACTGTTCACAAGGTTGGATATCGTGAGACTGATATCGAGATGACCGTAAAGACAGCAGATGGATCAATGGATGGAATTATGATTCCATTTCGTTACACAGAGTCTGAGCTTGATCCTAACGAGCGTCAGATGTATTTTGGAAAGAAGACCGATGCAGACACCGGAAAGATTGCTTATTATCTGAAGAGATTTGAAGCTTTCCCGGATATCAAGCATGTATGGCGTTCTTCTGATGAGCAGCCTGGTAAGAAAGTAACCGAGACAGCAGCAACCAACTCTACCGTTTGGGACCAGTCCAGAGATGATGCATTAAAGTCTCTTGTAGAGATTCACTTTACCATTTCTGAGTATGATTTGAAAGAGTGGTTTACCTACAAGCTGGATCAGCCGGAGAGTGCACGTTTCAATACCGTAGCACTTTACACAGGAAGATATAGCGAGCTCAATAAGAGCGGTGCTGATCAATTCGGTGACTACTGCAATGTCCGTCTGTTCTCAAAGCTTAACATCCCGACTGAACATGTGAGCTTAGAGAAAGACTTAGAGTTCATTTATCGTGTTTATGGCTCATAAAATATTGAGGAGATGATTATAAAAGTCATCTCCTCATTCAAGCGCAATACAAAACCAAGCACATTCCAACAGACGAATAATCAACTTAAATTTGACTTATATATCATCTTCTTGCATAGAAGTAAAATGAATTTTTTTGCAAGAGAGAATAAGGAGGAAAAGAACTATGTTAACGACCTGTATAATTGGTATTGGAAACTGCGGTAATCAAATTGCCGCACTTGCAAAGAAAGAGCTTGATGTTGACGTGATTGCAATCAACACAAGTGAAGACGATTTAGCGACGTTACCGGAGGAGGTACGTGAGAAAAGCTATGTAATCGGTGATAAGGAGGGTTCCGGAAAGAATCGTTCTGAGGCAAAGAAGTTCTTGAAGGATTCTATCACATCAATCGTTGCAGACCCGACGTTTAAGGAAACCCTGATGGGGAAGGATCAGATTTTCATCATTTCATCTACTGGTGGTGGAACCGGATCAGGTACAGCTCCGATTATGTCAGACATTGTACGTTCCGCATTCCGTAATCCGGATGGAACCGAGAAGCCGGTAATTCTTATCGGTGTGCTTCCGAAGCTTTCTGAGGGCTTGTCTACACAGACAAACACCAAGGAGTACTTACATGAGCTTTTTGAGGTTCTGGAGAATCCGACCTATATGCTGTATGATAACAACAACTATTCCAAGGAGACTGCTTATGTCGTACTCCAGAAAGTGAATCAGGAAGTTGTATCAGACATCAAAGTTCTGGAGTGCTTCTACAACAGTCCGACACCATTTGATTCCATTGATGGGAAAGATATGAAGATGGTGAACGGAACACCGGGGCGTATCGCTGTTGCATCTCTTCTTGATATCAAGGAGAAAGACTTGGATGAGATGACAATCGAAGATGCTCTCATTGATAAGTTAAAGAAGAATGCACATGCAGAGCTGCAGCGTGACGGAATCGTTACAAGAAGTGCTTGCATCACCAACTTAAATGACAAGTTAAACGGCATGTTTGACAGTCATATCTCTCATATAAAGGAGTTTGTTGGTGAGCCTGTTGAAGAGTTCTTACACATTGCAGTGAATGAGAACCGCGATTATCCGAACAACGTATCTTTAGTTCTTGCAGGTCTCTCACCGATCAGTGACCGCGTTGATAAGATCAACGACCGCATTGATGAGATTACTCGCGAGCAGGAAGAGAGAGAACGTGCAAGACGTTCAACCAATCTCGACAATGAAGCAATGGAAAAGGTAAATGAAAAGAGGTCAGTCCGTAACGCAAGTGACAACGAGACGGTAAACCTCAAGGATACTTTTGCGAAGTTCGGGATTTAATCCAGGAGAGGGAAGACAGGTATAAAAAATTATCTGTCTTCCCACACTAAGCTAAGAAAAGGAGGAACTATAAATGTCACGAAACAGAAACAACAATAATCGGGACAGCGGTAACAACAATAACCGTTCCATTATGTTTCCCGATGAGGTAAAGAGCTTCGCTACTTGGGACCGCGAAGCATATCATAAGCGTGTTAAAGGCACGTATAGTAAGAAAGAAGAAAAGCAGTATTATTGGGAGGACAAGTTAATCTGCTTAGGACCGACAATTGACTTCCTGTGTAGATTCGGAAATAATCCGGATCAGAAAGTGCAGGAGTACAAGAACTTGTCCTATGCACAGTTCGTTGATCGTGATGAGAAGTTAGTAAAGAAAATCATCAAGACGATTAAGAACGGTGATGGTGATATGATCACCAATTTGAATTACCTACCGATTCTCTTAAGAGAGATTTTGGCAGATTCAGCAAAGTTTAATGCGAACCTTCCGGAAGGTGAGACTCCGGTTCCGGTAGAGATCATTTGTGAGCTGGCTGAGCTTATCTTAAAGAAGAAGATTAAGAAGCTTGCAAAGAAAGACATTCCGGAAAATATGGCATTCGATTTGTTACTCGTAATGCCGGAGAAAGATGCTCTTAAGTATAACCGTTATACGAGAGCAAAACAGATCTTCGATGTGCTCTACATGTATGCAGAAAATAATGTTGCAATCGACGTTCCGACTATCATGAAAGCGATTGTTGATACGAATGATTATAGCATCGTCATTGGCTATGCATTACAGGAGCGCAAGGATAAGACGAAAGGCTTCAATGACAATCAGATGAAGTTCTTCGTTGATACAAATGAGTGGATCTTTGATACCATGGAAGATATGGATGACAATGAGATCCGTACCATTATCAATAATTATGTAAGAATCAGAAAGAAAGACGCAGCAAACGGCAAGGATGGAAACAGAAGATATTTCTTATCATCTTTACCGGAAGAGGATTATCCGACCGTATCCAGAATCATCAAGGATATCAAGGCAAAGAATCCGGATTCAGAGAAATACCTGTAAGCATCAAGAAATCAACTTGAAGTTTACTTATATATTATCTATTTAGATGCATAAGGTAAAACAAGAAAGGAGACAGTTTTATGTCAAGTAACAAGAACAACAGAAAACTCATTACTACAAAGGACTTAATGAGAACCACCGGTAACAAGACACCGGAGCAGTTTATCACCGGAATGGTGGTAAAGAAGAATGGTAAGTATAAGCTTACTGGATCGAAGCAGGAGAAGAGAATCGCACGTGAGATGTGCCGTCATCACATCATCGACAAGAAGGGTAATCTGAAGCCGATTTTCGAGTATTCCGATAACGGCAAGATCGGAAAGTGCCCGATTTGTGGACGTAAGTTCCCGACCAGATTCCTGGATGATGTACAGGAGAGAACAGAGGATATGACCGAGGCAATCAGCCAGGGTAAGATGATCTCTTGTGCAATCGGTGCAGATCGTGAGACAACGAACTTCCTGACAACACTTTCATTCCAGACAAACCAGTTCCCGAAGGTTTACAAGTCCATGAGAGCGATCGCGGAGAAGGCCGACAGAAAGAAGAAAAAGAAGAAGAACAAGAAGAATCAGAAGGCGCTTGGCACCTGGTATTCATAAGATGTTCCGGTAAGGAATGTGGAGAGACGATATACAAAAGTCGTCTCTCCTTCTTACTCCTTAATTTTTTTGTATGTTGGTAGGTGTCCACATAATAAGTAAAATACCAAACAACAATATTTTGTAGAAGAAAAAGAAAGGAGTTTTTAAGGAGTTATGTCGAATAAAGACGTTCGTGTCATGTATATCGAAGATGACATGAAAAAGATACAAACAAAGACGAATTTATATCTACAGAAATTCGGGGATTTAGGTGTTTTCCACTTATTCAAAGAGGGAGCACAAAATGCCATTGATGAAGGTATTGATCCGAAGTGCTGGGAATACTTAAAGTCTATTGGAGAAGATAAGAAATTCTTAATTAATATCAGCTATGACAGGCTGGCTGATAAAGTAACGATTGAAGATAACGGTCGTGGAATCCCAGAAGAGGATTATCCGATCGATATAGTATGTACGAAGTTGCAATCAGGTAGTAAATTCTTCCGTGATCAGGGTGGTGCAAGTAGTGGAGAGTTCGGCGTCGGCATTACAGTTACAAACGCACTTAGTAGTTATTTTTCACTTGAAACTTATCGTGGTGATTACTATCATAAGATTGAATTTAAAGATGGTCAGAAGGTAGGAGACACCAAAGGAATCCCAACTAAGAAAGGAAAGAAGCATGGTACCATCGTATCATTCATTTCTAATCCTATCTATCTTGGTGCTGGAAGTCATCTTCCTTTTGATAAAGTAAGAGAGTGGGTTACTCTTATGAGTTACCAGCTTGATTACAATATTGAGTTCCACTTGGAGGAATGGGAAGGTCTTAAGATTATTAAGAAGGAAACCATTAAGAGAAAAGATTTCTCTGATATGATTTTCTCTTATATCCAAAATCCAAAGGATCTCATTGTACAACCAATCTCGTTATCTGCGAAAGAGAATATCGTAGAAGAGATTAAGAGAAACATCGTCGATGATAATGGAAAAGTCAAGACGAAGAAAGAAAAGATGAAGAAGCAGGTAAGTCTTTCATTTGCATTCGCTTATGATGAGGGAATGGAAGTAGATGAAAGGTCTTTCTGTAACTTCACACAAACCGATGATGGTGGTGTTCATGTTGAGTCTGTAGAGGAAGTCATCTGCCGGTATTTCCAGCAGCAAACAAGAGATTCCTTATCAGAAGTACAGAGAGCAAAGACACCCATCTTATTCCAGGATGTAAAAGCTGGATTAAAGCTTGTAGTCAACTTATCAACAAATGCCCAAGTACAATTCATGGGTAATGCAAAGAACCGTATCCAGAATGAGAACTTACGACCAGTTCTTAAAGATATGACATCAAAAGCATTAACAGACTTTTTTGCAAATGATCAGACAAGATTACAGGCAATTATTAAAGTAGTAAAAGCAAATGCAAAAGCTCGTATAGAACTTCAGAAAGCGAAGTCAGTAAATGTGTCAAAGAAAGTCGATACGTTTGCAGAGTATGAACTTGCTAACTTTATCAAGTGCAACAACACCGGAAACAAGTACAAAGAACTCTTCCTCATTGAGGGACGAAAATCAGCTGCAGGTTCCATGGTCAATGGACGTGATGCTGCAACACAAGCAATCTTTGGTTTCCGTGGAGTTACTGCTAATGCCTTTAAGAAATCATTACCTGAAATCATGGAGAATGGTGAGTGGAAGCAATATGTCAGAGTTCTTCATACTGGAATTGGTCAGTCATTCGATATTCGTCGTCTATATTATAAC